CTACTGGTATGACAACATTACTCGTTACTAGAACGCCCATTACAGCGTTTAAGAATACGCTCATTACATATAAGAATGTTCGTACTGTGCTTGGTGGATTAAATTTCATAATAAACTCCTTATTTTTTAGTAAATAGTTGCTTGCCGTTGTATGGCACGAATGCAGTGCTTGCTTGATTGCGCCAATTACGCATCTCAATCGAAGCTTTCTCGTACCAGAACTCTTTAAATGTTTTAGTTACCCACACATCGTAGTCTGCTTGTGTTGGTAGCTTTCCGTACATGTCTGCCCATGCGTTGTCGATGTCGCCTTTGTTCATCTTTTCCATTTGCACTCCTTTTATATATTTTTCAAAGTCGGTATATACACCGCTCACCAATAGTTCAAAATGTAAATGCGCCCCAGCAGGGCTTTTCGGTAGAACGAAGCCAGTCCAGCCACATGTGCCGACTTGCTGCCCCTGCTCAACTCGCTGTCCATCTTTAACGTATATCTCATCAAGATGACAGTATCGGACTTCTTCGCTGCCGTTTACTATGCAGACTTCGTTGCCCCTGCCAGTCGTAGTGTTGCCTCTAGCGTATACCTTTACAGTGCCGCTTTGAGCTGCTACATAGGGGTGTTGAAACGGTACGGCGTAGTCTGTGCCAGGGTGTCGTGAGTCTGGGTAGTTAGAATAAACAGGGTCGTATATGCCGAATGGTCTTGTTACAGGAAAGTTACCGACGAAAGGGTATATCATAATGACTCCTTATAAGTTATCTACTACTAAACAAAAAAATAACCAAATAATCAAAAAAGCAATCGGATAACCAATTAAAAAGTGTGCAATACGTGAGTGAGACCACTTCATTCAGCATCCTTTTTGGTTTTCTCAGCGAACTTAGCAATTGCTTTGCCAATAGGCTCGCCGCCAGTTAATGCTAGTATTGATACTGCCACAAAATCACTATAAGTAACTCCACCTGTAGCCGTTAAGCCTAAGTAACTAAAGAATATACCGATAGATACTATTTGAAGTGCTGTAAGTGTCTTAGAGTCTCTTGAACGATGCCATAGTGTATAGCCGACAAAGATGCCAAGTGTGAACGAGACGATTGCTATGATTAGTCGTACTTGATACTCGCTCATCATATGCTCCTAGTAATACTCGTGAACTATTACGATTCCACCACTACCATTACCGCCAGCTTGTTGAGTACCGCTATCCGCTGTTGCACCACCGCCACCACCAGCTCCGTAGCCTGTAGCATTAGCACCAGCACTTGCGTCACTTGCACCTGCGGCTGACCCTGCTCGTCCACCCATACCAAGAACTGAGTTGCCACCTGCACTACCAACGCCTGAAGCAGAGGCTGCACGGACTTTATAAGTGCCTGACTGTCCAGTAACATTATAGTCACCGCTGGCACTAGCACCACCTGCCGCTCCTGGTGTAGTAGCGACTGTTGCGCTAGATGTTCCACCAGCTCCAGCAGAGCCACCTGTTGCAGTTGCATGAGTACCAAATGATGAGTTGCCACCTGCTGTTCCGTTGTTGTTACCAGCAGCACCCTGCGCTCCCAAAGCACCGACTGTTATTGTTTCAGTTGCGCCAAGAGATGCAGCAAGTATTTTCTTAAGAGAATATCCACCACCTCCACCACCAAGACCTTGAGCTGACTGTCCAGCGGCTGCTGTAGCTGCACCCCCCCCACCACCACCGCCAGCTTGTACCTCTACGACAACGAACTTAATGCCCGATGGTTTTGCATAACTTATAGTGTTAGCTGCGTTGTTTTGGTCTACACCGTCAATAAATATGTCTGGGCTGACAAATGTATAATACTTAGATTGTTTATATAAAGCTCCACCAGAAGCATCTGTTAGTGAAGTAGTAGTAACTGCTCCGTGAGCACCTGCTTGTGTGTGTTGCTGAAGAATACCCTTGGTGATTGCACCGACGTGTGTACTTGTAACATAGTCTACTACTGTTGCACCTGTTGTGTGTGTAGCGTTTGAGCCAGTAGTGAAGACTACGTCAGTAATTTGGCTGCCACCAGTGTCCACTACGCCCGTGAAGGCTCGCTCTTTGGCGTTTCCTGGGTCAATAAGTCCTGTAAAAATAGAAGCGTTTGTAAGTCCAGACACACTGTTTAGCGGTATTTCGGTGTCTACTGAGCTGTCAACTGAGCCACTAGTAGTGGTGACAAATCCCTCGTTTGGTGTTGGGAAGAAGTTTGTGGTGAGAGAGGTTAGGGTTGGCATTTTTGGTTTTCCTTTTGGTTTCTTTCTTTATATTATCATACTATTTTTTAAACGTCATACTCTAAATAGCTTGCTATTGCTATTTGTGTTGCCGTATTCGCGTTAGTTGCTATTGCTAAAACATCACCAGCGTTTAATACTCCTGGCCCTGCATACGTCTGCACTGCTCCGTCGGCTACAGATGCAGAAGTAGTTACCCTAGTAGTAGAACCTACTGCCGAACCGTTAGGGGCTAGATACCAGTTCACAGTTCTAGCACCGCCAGAACCATTGAAATACTGAGCTTCACCAGTGACAGTGGTTGGTTGTTGGATGCCGTTTGAGCCAGTTAAAATTACTCTTTTACCCGATGGAACAGTCAATAGCGTATTGTCGCCGTTTGCTAGAGAGAGCAAAGTTGCTCGTTTTACATTTGCATTAGCGTCCCATACCTGAACATTTGCCCAAAATGACATACCCGTACCAGTAGTGAGTACGGCAAACTTCTCGCCTGCATTTAGAACTATTCTGAATCTTGAAGCGTTGTTAGCGACAGCGGTGATGGTGTTCGTGGTAGTTGATGCTGTTATCTTGTAGTATGCTGCTGAAATATATAGTTCTGGTGTCCATGTTATTGAACCAACAGATGAGTTGTATGCAACAAATGAAGTTATGATTGCTTGCTTGCCAACAGGTACGGTATATATGTCTATGTCACCCGTGCCAGCGTTTATAACCGAAGCGTTTGTATACTCAAGGTTTGCAAGTTTTACAGGTATTGCTCCTGGTGAGATATTTCCGTCCACATAAGCCTTGACGCTTTGCTGGCTAGGGATTTTGGTGGCTGAATTAGAAGTCATGGCGTCTTCGTCTAAGAACGCTGTTCCCGTTACAGTCCCGTTTAATACTGGGTTTGTCTCATCTACTTTAGCGTCTAAAGCTGTTTGGGCGACGCTAGATACAGGCAACGAGCCAATGGTAGCTTTACCAGTGGCATCTCCAGTGTTGTCGTATACAGCCAGCAAGTCATCTGTGCTGGGAGCGGCTAATAGGTCTAGTTGTGGTATTCGTGGCATAATGTCTCCTTTAAGTTAGCAATGGTGCGCCATTGTCATTAGTTATTGTATCTGTACCTGCGGTAGTGGTCGAAGTTAGTCTCCAGCCTCTAGGTTTGCCAGAGTATGTCTGAGTTCCCCAAGTTTGCAGTGTTCTGGTGAGGAATTTGGCGTCGATTGTGCTGGTAGTAAGTCTCCACTGTACAGCGTTTAGTTCTCGTTGAACAGTAAAGTATCTCTTGATTGATGACTCTGAGAACAGGTTAGGCACCTCTGATGTGTCGTCCCAAGCGTTTGTGTCCCAGGCGAAAGTATCCCAGCCTACGTTGGTAACGGTAGGAATAATAGTCTGTGATTTGGTCGATTGGTAGCCTCTAGTACGTTCTATGCCTAGTAGCTCGACATTGAGTATACCCTGTTGGTTGCTGACTTCAATTTCAGCTTCTTCAGTGAACTCAAACTCAAACCTGTTTCTGTTTACTGGGTGCAGTCCTGTAAGAAGTGAAGTGTTGAACGGCTCGCTGTAGTCTCCTCTAATGCTGGAGCTAATCTCAGACAGTCTGTTGTCTCCTGGTTTCCAGCATAATAGTTTTGGCGATTTGTTGGTGTCGGTGTATTTAAGGAACTTCTGGAAACCTATAGTGAATGCTTTTGGAAGCATAGCTCGTCGTTCAGTATCGTAGACGAGGGTTGCGTTGTTAGTAGTAGAGCCGTAGTTAACAGATAGTAGTATTTTGGCGTCAAAGTAGGTACCGACTATGTTCTCTTCCCCGTCTCGGCTTATACGCTTAATGGTAGGGCGGATGTTGGCGGACACCTCATCTGTAGAAAGTATATTCTGGATTTGTGGCCTCGTGCCGATATTATAGATAGCTTGAGAGTTATAGAAATAGTAGTCGTTTAGGACGTTTACAATCGAGCCTGGAGCAGGTGTTCCCCTAGAGCCAGGCAGCTTGTAGGCGCTAGGAATTGAGATAGATATGTCGGCAATAGTAGCTGTCTCAATGCTGACCTGAATAATTGCACCCTGTCCGTCTGCGGAATCACACCAAACCGTAGCTAGAGGCGTACCCCTACCATCTCGGTAGTCCTCTGCTTTAAGAGGGAATAGTTTACCACCAGGCTGCCAATCAATGTATGTAGCGTCATAGCTAGGAGAGAAAGCGCCAGGCAGCGTACCAGAGCTAATCCAGATGCGGTACTTGTTATGGGTATCCCGTGTCCCGTACATTCTCGACCCAATACCAGTTAGTTCTTCTACTAGTGGCCCAGTAGTCGTGTTGTCCACAGGTGCTTCGATAGCAGGGTTTGGCAAGTAGCTTCCGTCATCTACCATAACAGGCCCAGTTGTGGACGTAAGATAATAAAATGGCCCGCTGGTTGAATCGCTAGTGAACCAGTCGTACCTATCAGCACTTGCTACGGCTGAACCAGTTACTACTATAGAATTAGTTGAGGTGAAGTTGACCCTCTCAGTGTTGACGGCATCGTTTCCTGTACTTATTGGCGATGAATCTGTAAACCCAACTTCGTTTACTGCTGAGTATTTGTAGTAATAAGTGACTATAGTTGTTCCTGAAGTCAATCCAGCAGCCGCCACTACTCCAGCCGCAGTTGGTGTTGTGAGAGCTGTATAAGTAGCTAGAGTAGTAGTACCGTCGTATCTAGTTATCTCATCTATTCCGTTTGTTAGGTATAAGTACCCACCGTCTTGTAGCATATTGACTTTGGCGGCTGTATCAAGAGTCACCCCAGTACAGACAGTCCAGGTTGTGCCGTCATTTATGGAGCGATAAACTACACCGCCAGCAACCATGACAAGGTGCGAGGTACCATCAGATGCTTGGTAATAATCTCCGCCCAAAATAGCTAATCCGTTAGGTGAAACTGCCCCATACCAATCAACTCCTGGTCTTGGGCCAGCATTTCCGTCTTCATATAGATAGATGTTATCAGCTTCAACTAGAGCGTCTTTAGGTATCTTAGACTGGTCAATAAGGGTAATAACACCTCTCTTAAACGAGCCTAGCGTTAGGTAGCTTGGTTGAGGGAATTTACCTGATACTTCAGCGTTGACATTTAGAGGCATTACATCCCCCAATCACTGCCACTAGTGTCGCTCACCTTCCACGGATTAGCCCATGTGCCAGAGTTATTGTCCTGTTGCATGTTTTTGAGAGCTTCTTCGGCATCTCTAAGGGCTGTGTTCATGTAAGGGTTTCGTGACGCACGTAGACGAGGGTAGAGCATGTGGTTGACGATAAAGTAAGGATTCGCCATCTCAGTGGTAGAACTGCCTGTAGTGAACTCTGTAGGCTTCTTGTAATAGACGTAATCAATCAGCAGACCATTAAGGGAGCTTTGTGGTGCTGGATTAAGATTAAGTGTGAATCCTGCTGTTGGGTTGCCAGTAAAATAGGCGTAGGTGCTGTTGCTGTCTGCAAACTGAGCTTCCTGGGGTTCTATAATAGAGTATTCTTGTACAACCTGTCCTTGAGCGTTTTTAATCCGCACCAAACCACCAGCTTCTCTCATAGCAGTTGGGCAAGCATAGGTGCTAGTGCCTGAAGTTATCGTCACTACACCACCTGTAGAGTTTAACTGCGAGGTAGTGAATAGTTCCTTCCAGTAGGTAGCGTCATAATTCGCCCAACGATTAATTGCAGCGTTAGCGTAGCGCATACCAACAATGTATTCGTCATCAGTAGATGCTGGTACTTCTGATTCTGCCCTGTATTGAGTGTAGTAAGCTGTAAAGATGTCATCGTAGTCCATTTTGTTTTTTCCTTTGTATTTCCTTTAATATCATACCATTGATTTCTTTAATTGTAACTTTGGTCTTGCTCTGCGCTTAACAGACTTCTTGGTACGGATTTCTGGTGCACTAGATTTAATAGCAACCTTTTGTAAGTTACCAGCTTGAGGGACTTTGGTGTAGGCGGCAGTTGGAGTATCTTTTTTAGAGCCACCTGAGCCGTAACCGCTTCCACCGTAGCCTTTGCCATATTTGAGCTCATTGAATACTTTGCTCTCGTCTTCTTCATATCCGAAAGTAACATTGTCAAACGTGGTAGCGCTTAGAGGAGGGACTCCCTCTATCTTTCGTTTTGCGTTGTAGTATTTGAGCTTGTCTAGTTGGTGCTTATCAAATTCCTCACTTAGATTGGTGGTCTTGAACATGTCTTTGGCGGCTTCTAGGTCTGACTGCTTCAAGTTGTAGTATTGCTGGACAAGTGTCGGCTGTTCTGGCCATTTGACATTACGGTAGTCTTTAGCTCGTTGATTCTCTGTGTCAGGTAGGTCAATAGATTCGTAGAATTTGGCGGAATCTTCGTAATACTTAGATTCTGCTTTCTTAAAGTCTCTGTACCACGACTGGGTAGCTTCTAAGATATTGTCCATTTCTATGTCTTCGCCTGTTGGTTTTGAGCGCAACTCTAGCACCTGTTTCAAATCATCTTTACCGCTTATCTTGAAGATTGGGTCTATTGGCTGGCCCTTCTTCTCTTTCTCTAAGGCTTGTTGCTTCATAAAATCATACATTCTACCACTGCTGTCACTCTGTACTCTAGTCCATTTTTCAGGAGTGATTTGGTTGCTTATCTTTTTACCAGTGTCTCGGTCTTTGGTCTTGGGGAATATATCGAAATATAACTGCTCTAAGTCTTTGTTGTTTTTAAGGAAGTTCTGTTCGGCATTTTTAGTAACATCAAAGTATTCCGCAATTTCAACACGTTCTTTGCGAGTCTCTGCGTCGTTATTGTCGGCTTTAATACCAACACTCCTTAGTAGTGCCTGTGGAAGTGTACGTTTCTTGCCAGTAACGGTAGGCTTGTCTCTGAGAGCGCTGTTAATTGAGTCTATTTCGTTTCCCAGAGGAGATAGTGAAGTAGCAAGCGCTTTAGCCCTGTTTTTTAGCTGTTCGCTCATAGGCAAATCAGTAAACTTCATTTCCTGACCCTGTGAGTCGTATGCCCTATTAGTTGGGTCGCTTACTCTTGAGCCCATGAAGTTCTGGTCAAAAGCCTGTTCTACAAATGGTCTAAGTGTCATGCTTGTAACAACTTTGGTTGGGTCAAATACATCTTCGCCTAATGAGTTTTTACGAGTTGGTATTTCTACTGGCAATAGTTGTTCTAAGATAGCTCTACCAGGGTCTACGCCTGGTTCCATTGGAAAGTTAAGCCCCATAGCTCTTGATACGTTTATAGCTGAATCACCTACTGGTATGTTAAGTGAGACGTCTGTGTTTGGCCCGCCCATAAGCTCATTTAGCCAAGCTGTCCCTGGTATAAGAGTTTGACCAACAGCACTCTCTCTAGCTTTACGTTCTTCGTTGCCCTGTTCTTTAACTTTGTCTATCTGCTCTTGTGTAGGGCTTTCTGTTCCTTCGCTTATTAGCTTTTCTTTAGCCTGCTCGTCTGTAAATGTTTCCCCTGATTCCTGAGAGAGCTTATTCGTGATGTAGGCTAATCCTGCTACTCCTGCCAATATGCGATGTGGCGCTCTAGTGGCATTGTTCTTGATTATTCTTACCAACTCAGGAGAGAATCTAGCAAACGGCTTACCTAGAACTGGCGTGTCGGCTATTAAGGTAATTACTCGTCCTACGTTGTTGTAGTCTTGGGTGAATTTGGCGACTTCAATAGCTGCTTTTTGAGGGTCTAAGCCTTGCTTCTGTAGGCGCATCCACAATCCCATTTTTGCAGTATCGTCAATGTTGCCGTAGAACTGACCAAACTTCGATAGAACTCTTTTAGGAATGTTCATTTTCTTAGCTTGCATAGCCATCTGTTCTGAGCTTGAGCCTGTAAGTAGTTTGCCCGTGTCGCCACCGACTACACCTAATTGTCTAGCTTTGAAGACATCAGCGTCAGAGACGCCCTTACTAAGCTTTCTAGCTGCGCCCAGCATATCATATACCTGTGTTAGTGGGTTTGTGCCAGCCCCAGGGTTGAATATAAGTGGGTTAGAGGACACGTTACCGATGATAGTACCAGGTGACATAGTCGTTTTAAAGGCTTTTTGCAGCCTGTCTGAGACGCCTAGTGCAGACCCTTTATAGGAGTTAATTAGCTTGTCAAAAGATTCAGCCATGCTACTTTCAAATATCCTGTTACCTGTAAGTTCTTCAAGAATACCTCGCTCAACATACTGACCATCAAACCTGCCATATCTCTTACCGTTCATCTGTATGAAGTTATCGTTAGGCTTAGTCTTCTTGATAAACCCTCTGCTGGCGTAATCCTGCATAGCTTCTGTTAAGGCTTGATTCCTAAGAGCCATTTCCATTCTTAGATTCATGGCTCTAAATGGGTCTCTTTCTAAGAGCTCTATAGTTTCATCAACCATTTTAGAAATATCTTTTCTTTTAATCGAGGCATTGGATTCAAACATCGAAGTGAGTGCTTCCCTATTAAACTTGTCTTCTTGTTTAGGTATGGCAAAGATACGGCCGATATGCTCGCCTTCGGCTCCTTTTGCCCATGTAGCTTCGTCAATAACGCCTGTCTGTAGGTTTATGTCATTTATAATCTTGTTCTGGGCAGTCTTTACTGCTATTCGGTCTTGTAGCTCTTTTGGTAGTGTAGAAATATCTCTTGGAGCTTCTCCATAGACTTTATATGTATAGGCTTCGTCACGCATGACTCTGTCTAGCATGTCTTGAGCTTCAGGGCCATACTTGGCTTGTATATCAGTATCTTTCTTGTTTACACGCTCTACTACGTCTTTGATGTTGGCGAGCTTACCGTGCCTAACCCTAGAAATTTGCTTCGTCTCGTCAGTTAAGCCAGTACCCGCAAACAATGCTCTTGCTTTATTGGCTACAGGAGCCCCGCTACCCGTAATGTTTGCTTCGGTGGCTTTGTTTATCTTTTCTCCAGTAGCATCGGCTATAGTTCTTATAAAGTTGGCTTTTCGGAGATTCTTGACTTTGCCACCAGTAGCAGCAGACATGAGTTGGTTTTGAAGTCCTAGCCCAACCTTAGAATCGCCAATTTCCTCACCGCTTAGTTTTGAAATCTCTCTAAGCGAATCATCAGTTGTACGGGTTGGGATTACAGGTTCTTTAATAGATACTTTAGGTTTCTCTGCTATTGATTTGAGAGTTTGTTTTTGGGCGGCTTTTATTTGGCCTGGTGTTACATCTGTTTTACCTACTTGTGGGGCTTTCGGTTTTGGGCTGTCGTAAGCGTATACTTTTGGTAGTTTAGATTTGGCTACTTTGAAACCCTTTTGAATGCCCTGTGCGCCAACAGAGGCAGCAGCAGGTAACGCCAAGCTTATCCCAACATCTGTAGCTACGCCTAATGGTGTGTTCTTAATATCTCTTGCTGTTCTGTAACCAGAGCCTTGTGCCACATTTGCCACGACATTAGATGCTATGTCAGGTCTAGCTAAGAATCTGCCTGTTTTTGCCGCTACAGAAGCACCTCTTGGAGCTATTCTTGGTAATACCGTGGCTGCTTTTGCTACTACTGGAGCCTTCGTAGCGACGTTAGCTAGACCACCCGTAGCGGCTATCTGTGCTACTTCTCCTCCAAATTGACCTGCTTTATAAAGAAAAGGATTATACTGTTTATTCTTAGCTTCAATATCTTTTAACTCACCTGCTGTGCGAAAGTTCTTAGTAATTTGGCTCGTACCTTTGCCTGGAGTAACTAAGTCTACAAAGCCACTAGCAGTCTCACCTAGTCCTGCAACTTGTCTCTGATAGCCTGCGGACAATGGCTGAACGGCTCTAACTACTGGACGAGTCACTTGTTCAATGTTAGAGCGTTGAGTTGTTGGTGTGCGCTGTTGCCATGTACGGTTGTTGTCAAAGACGTTTACCTGGTCATAAGCACGGCTAGCTCCCCTAGTAAGGAAGTTATCCTTCAATTTTCTCATTAAAGAGAAGCCCATGGCTAAACTCCGCGTCGTTTGTTGAGTGCTATATTAGAATACGTTGGGACTTCGGCGCCAGCTAAAGATGGGCCACCCATACTCATATCTGGTGCGTTAGTATTGAAATTAAACATCTGAGGGCCACCAGTACCAGCAGTCCGCATTTTGTTAGCCTTAGCCATTACTTGCTGTCGTCCTATAGGATTGATTTTGCCACGCTCAGTTGCAAGTAATGTGTCAAGTTCGCCTAATTTAGCCATAGTAGCATCTTTGATAGCCTGTACTTCTTGGTCTATCTGGAACTGCTCTGGTAAGCTTGCGCCTACTCTTTGAGCTTCTAGCGCTGCTAGAGAGTTGCGAGCCGTAGTTGCGATTTCTTCAGACTGTCCAATCTTGAACTCATCTATCTTTCGTTTTTGCTTTTCGCCAGCAGTAGCAAGCCCTTGTTGTTCTAGGTCTATGCCCTGGTTCTCTAGTTCAAACTGGTTATTGACGTCTTTTACTTCACGGTTTCCTAGTTCTCCATAAGCCCGTGCGATTTGTCCAGCAGCGCCAGATGAGCCAGCATTCTTATTAGCTAGCATTACGCCACCAGAACGGATACCCCGTCCGACCATTTCAGTAATATCACCTTTACCCTCATATTGAGAGAATTGAGCATTTGCTCGTTTTTGGTCAATACCTTGCTGCGATAGTTTGAGGTCATCAATATAGTCTAAGATAGAGCTACGTCCACCTCTGAAAGCAGCGTCTCTTGAGGCATCAGCACTACTAATAGCGTTCCGCTTGCCCATGCCAATCTCACCAATCAAAGAATCATAGGCTGCTTGACCACCCCATTGTGCGTATGGGTCTACATAGGCTGGAGCTTGAGCTGGAGCTGATTCCCCCGCTGTTGTAAAAGAGGAATAAGTAGGATTTGGGTTATAGTCCATTGGAGTAGCTGGTGAATAAGACGGGCCGTAACCAGAAGTAGGGTAGTTAAAGTTTTGCGTTATTGGTTCTGCTCCCCAACCACCACCACCGCCACCACCACCGCCGCCGCCACTAATAGGCGCAGTCATGCCATCATATTGCATCATTGTTCCAGTGTTCGTGTCGTAATAAAGTGTCCCGCTAAAAGGGTCTGTAGTCGCTGGCTGTTGGGCACTCCCTAAGATGGTGTCTAATCCGCTAGCTGTCTCCATTTTTATTTCTCCTGTTTCTGTTGTTTTTGTGTATATAAGTACACTAATAATTATTAAAGTTATTAGTGCTGCTAGCTTGTACGTTGTTCGTATCTTGTAGTGCATCTATCATAAATATATCACAAAGGCAAATAAAACAATAGTTATATTTATTTCTTGGTAAGGGTGACGATTAAATCATCAGCAGCATTTAATTCTGTCTGAAGTGCCAAGCCAACAAACTCCTGATTCCTGTTCTGTAGTCTACCGTTAATGTTGTAGGCGTAAGAAAAGTTAAAATCTGCTTTAGTTGGGTAGTGGTCGAGTTTATTAGCTTTAAGCCAGTCTTGATTTAGATATAGATATGAAGCCTCTGATAGAACTCTAACGTGAGTTGGGTCTTGGTCGGCTCTAGGACTTGAGTAGTACGGAGTTACAATCCGAGCAAAGCCTTTAGTTGGGATGTTGGGGTTTTTCTCGTCAAACTCAGCAGGTTTAAGTATTCGGTGGACTTCATTAAAGAACAGATAGAAACAGTCATCAAAGCCGTGCTTCATGCCATGCCCCTCTATGATGTGAGGGATATGTTCCACAAACATTGTACAGTCTATCTCGTCTACAGAGTTATCTTTTATCTTTGACCAGACGTTATCTTTTGACCAGAAATCTAATATGTCTCCCACGTATTTAACGTCTTTGCCTGGGTGTATATCCATGCCGACAAAGCCTTCTGGTATGTTTTGTCCGCAAGCTATGCTTAAGCGCAATGGTTTTTCATTCTTAGACATTTTGTAAGCTCCTTCTTGTTTCCCACATTTTATAAGCGTGTCCGTCCATTTTCATATGGCAAGATGTGCATAATCTTTTCCAGTCGCTACGCTCTCTCTTGTATTCTCCGCTGATATTAGCCCACTCAAACTTTTTTGCCTTAGTAGCCCCACACCCCTCACACTCTGATGGCTTTCCAAATGTTCTATTCATCCATGTGTGCTTAGAAAGATACCCAGCAAGTTCACCCTTCCAAGCAAAGTGCTTTTCACCCAAATTATCACCCTTTTTGAAACTACCAGAAGTAGATGATTTAACTCCTTTTGTACCCGTGTTCCAAGGTAGACCCCCTTTAATGAAGTGACCCTTTTCGTCTCTCGCCATAACTTTTAGTGTCTTAGTTTCTTTACTCATATCTTCTCCCTGTTAATTGATTTATTCCTTCGAGTTTTGTTTCCCACTCTACTCTTGTTCGAGTGTCGAGAGTATCTCTTTGCTGCTGTAACATGTATGCTAGAGACCTGTTTGCAAAATCTGCGTACTCCCCACCAAACTCTTGCATGAACTCGTTATAGCTAATTGGTGGTATCTCCATTACTTGCTTATTGCTGTTACTGTATTGTATATTCTAGGAGTTTTACATGTTGGACATATGTAATTTGCATCCATGATTTACCACGCTTTCTTATTAGTTTCATCCCAATGTACAACTGGCACTCTGGCATCACATGCAAACTTATATCCTAATCCCACTGCTTTTTCAAAGAAGTACAAATCTTGTGTGTACGCCTTTGCTCCCACAGCTTGGTCATAGGATTGTTCTGTTTTGAACCATTTGCCGTACTCGAAGCGCTTGTCTTTGAACATTTCGAGTCGCCATAGGTTAAACCCCATACCTAGCCCATTACAGGGAGTTAATGTATTCGGTACAGGGTTTCTAGGTATAAAATTAAGTGGTTGTACATCTGGGTCGCCATAACACATTGGTTGCCCCTGTTCACCTTTAGTCCAGTACAGTCCACCGATACAGTCGTACTTGTCCATGTTCTCGTATAGTTTAAGCAGTCCGTCAGGGTGTTGTGGATAGTTGTCTGTTTCAATGGTCATTATGTACTTGTATTTGGCAAGTTCGGGGTTTTCAAGAATCATCTTGATGCCCTCGTTGTATGCCTGTCCTACCTCCATATTCTCAAGGAATATAGGCCCGATTACCTTTTGGTTCATTGGTCGCATATATTGCCAGTTCGCAACGACTCTAGTGGGTATCGCTCCAATAGCAGGGCATAGAATTATAGTAGATAAATCCCTGTAAGTTTGTTCTTTTTCGAGTCTATCGACCCAATTACTGTCGTTATGGTAACTATCGTTACTCATTACTATTGCTGGTTTTTTGTCCATTATCTACTCTCCCTGTAGTTATGTGTTTATAAATAACATATTATGCTTGTCGTCTAAACTCAAATGGGAATATTGGTTGGTTAGCTACGGTACTGACTTGGGCGAGGTTGATTGATGCGGTAGTTCTACCTGATGTGTTGGTTGTCCAGTTACCATGTCCGAAGCCTTGCCACATATTAGAACCTGCTGTAGTGTTAGCTCCCATCTCGTTGATGTTGGCTGATACTTGAGTGATGTTGTAGTAGCTGACTTTCTGAGTACCCTGGTTCATAGCAGCCGTTCCTGATACAGCTGTAGCAGATGATACCTGTATACCGAGCCAGTAGTTACCAGGTGCAAGAAGTGTTGCAAATGGTATGTCTAAGAATCTAGCACCAGTAAATGCGGTAAGGTGGGTGGTGCTTACCCTGACGATAGATGATGCGGCTGGTGAGTAACCTGTGGTAAAGCCTATACTAGAGTTGCCCGTTGCTCCAAAAGTGAAGAAGTGGGACACGGTCTGGTTATTAGAGGCAGCACCAACACGAGCATCTATCTGCATTACATCTGAGAGTGAGCTGGAATAGACTGATTGGATACTACTAGCACTCGCTCCCACGCCTTGTGAGTAAATAATCGCATAATATGTGTTAGTTTGACGGAGTGAGTGTGTAGTGTTCGCTCCTGATGCAAAAGTCGTGCTACCAAATCCAACACTTACTGGTTGTCGCATATAGCTTGCAGACACGTTAAACGGTAGCTGGAATGGCTGAATTGCCATTGTACTTATACCAAAACTCTGTGATGAGCTAGCGTTAAACGGTGCATTGTTAGGGTATCTGAAGTAGGAAAGGGTTGCAGCACCACCGCCACCAGGAGCAGCTACTGAGGCTGTTACAATCCCACCTGCCGATGTGCCAAAGGTTACGTTATTGGCATTTGAGAAATTGAGCGTACTAAACGTAAACGAACCAGCCGAGTTAGATACTGCTGGAGTGTTACTAGCTACCGTTGCTGCTACACTTGCGGTGATTATTGAACCTGCCGATGTACCGAAAGTAACATTATTAGCATTAGAGAAAGCTAGGGTTGAAAAGTTAAATGAACCGTTAGAAGCAGAGGCGTTTACTGGTTGAGTAGATTGTTGAGTTAAGCCGTTATGCGAGGCAGTCATAATAGAGCCACCAACAGCGTTAAGACCAAAGGTTATGCCGTTGCCAGTATCAAACAGTAGACTTCCTGCTGTTGTAGCTGTGCGTGTTCCAGCGGCGATTCCGATGCCTCCACCTGCTCCAGGTGCTGCGACACTCGCCGTAACGATACCGCCAGCAGAAGTACCAAACGTAACATTGTTTGCGTTAGAGAAGTTTAGAGTGCTAAAGGTGAAGCTACCTGCTGAGTTAGAAACGGCAGGTGTATTGCTTGCTACTGTAGCTGCAACTGAGGCAGTGATTATTCCACCAGCACTCGTTCCAAATGTGACGTTGTTTGCGTTACTGAAGTTAAGCGTCTGGAACGTGAAGCTACCAGCCGAGTTAGAAGCAGCTTGGTTAGATTGGCTTGTGAGGTAGTTAGCGTTAGATGACTGGTAGTTAGTTGCTACTGTAGCCGTTACTGTAGAGCCGTTTGTGCCAAATGACACCCCATTAGAGTTAGAGAGTACGAACTGAGTTTGAACTGGTACAGACATCTGAATAGAGCCGTTAGAATAGCCCATAGTTGCTGCTCCAAGAGCGTTGAAAGATAGAGCTGAAGCGTTTAGTACAGTTGATGAGTTCTGAGTGGTGTTACCTAGGGCGAACAGTGAGTTATTCTGGTTAGTCTGGCTAGGGTAAGAGGCCGAGGCCGTTACTAATGAGTTATTAGACATACCAAAAGATACATTATTAGAGTTAGAAAATACCACCGTCCCCGTAGTGTTGGCAGTTTGTGTACCTGCGGCTACGTTATTGAAGCCGTCTGCCCCACCTGCTGGTGCGTAGTATGGCATTACGCTACCTCCGTCACTCTTACGTCACCTGATGCGCCAAAAGCTGTTACGATACCTGTATATACTGGGTCTGGTAATTCGTAGTAGGATTGGTCGGCCATCTTAATCGTGAAAGAGGTTGCTGAAGCTGCAGCCGCAAGTTTGACGTAGACTACAACGCCTGAGTCATTAAATATCATAAGGTTACGTCTGTTGGCATTAGATGCCTGTACGGTGACTGATGCTCCAGTCATTGTTACATTCGCTAAAGTAGCAACAGTTGGTTGGGTGAGCTTGCCTATAGCGTTAGTGCCTGCTGGTAATGCTGCTACTACATCAACCTGCATTTCAGAGCCAGCTATAGCATTATCTATAACTTCGACCGCTGTTTTAATCGCATCTAGGTCATCGTTAATCTCATCATCGGTTGCGATAGTTACTCTCAGAGTACCGTTTGATGCTGTACCTACGTTCCTATCGGTCGCAGTACCACCTATTTTTTGTAGGTTCACATTAGGGGTGGACACTTCTGTAGTTACTTCTGCCCCTAAGATTGTTGAGGTGTGCTGGTTAGTGTGGTAGGAAATCTCGTCAAAGACTATCCCTGCCAGGGTGTCGGTTTGGTTGTCAAACGCTACACCTACTGCGATATAAGTGATAGCTGATGGATTCCAACCGTTACCAGTTATTCCTGCGTAATTAGCGTCACCAACAGGCAATGCTCCAGTTTCAAAGGTGGCTGGCTCAAGAGCGGTGTCTGGTAATCGCCACTCATTATAGTTCGTACTATCAGTACCTAATCTTAGGAATACGTAACTTACATTAGATATGCTAGGTAGATAGAATGTACCCTGTAAGAGGTCGTGCTGTGATATATCGCCTAAATCTACTGAGCTAAGGGTCTTTTGAATACCTGCAAATATCGTATTAGCCGTGCCGTTTAATTTATCAAAGGTTAGGGCTAGTGTCCCTGTAACGTGCTTAGTGGTGGTGGCGAGGTTGCCTGTATCGTCACCTAGAACTGACCAGCCTGTTGTCGCATTAAATCCATCAAACTTGTGGTGGGCTTCAGCATTAACGTGAAGCGAACCAAGTGAGTCGGTTTCTAGTAGTTCATAATCACCATCAGATACAGTAGTGGCGACTTGGTCTGCAACGTGTTTAGCGAGTAGGGCTACCCCTGTATCTGTAGCTCCAACGGCACTATCAACTGCTTTACCTAAGTTAGTAGCACCAGTTCCAGGTATAACTGAAAGAACGTCTACGTCACCTATGTCTACGCCAGGTTGAGCTGCAGCAGTTACCGTACCAGTGACAGTCACGTCATTATTCGCACCTAAATTAACTAAGAGTCCATCTGCGACTGTACCCTGTATTGGCTGTAAGGTGTTGCCAGCAACTTCCATTAGTGAAGCTGTACCAGTTATAGAGGCATCTGTATCGCCTTCAGTGTATTGAGTGCCACCGCCAAAGGAGGTTATCTGTGCGCCTGTACCGTCAACGATACCAACTGTGAGGGGATTAGAAGTTGTCAGGTCTAGTACTGTTGCTTTGATGGCAGTGTCTACTCCGTCAACAATAGACCCATCGCTCGCAGAACTACCGATTAGAGTGCCGTCTGGGTTAGTGACTTTCATCGAGCCTGGTAGTGGCTTCATGCGTGTGCCAGTATCGATGTCTTCAAGCCACTTTAATACTTCATCCCATCTGTCAGGATATTCTGGCAGTACAGTTGGGGGTATTTTAGAAATTGCTTCCTCGAATGCCTTTGGCACTTCGGTCTTCAGAAGTCTCTCTATACCTTTCAGGTCTGGGGCGTCCACGTTTACAGTCGCTTGCGGAGTTGGGACGTTTATATCTGGAACTTTAACATCTATCTTTGGCGAATATTCTTTGGCGTTGATGGCTGTTAGAACCTTAGAAAGAACTTCAACTATTGGTTTGGCGTAATCGGGTAGTTCTTTATCCTCTTTATTAGCGATAGTTTGTAGACTTTCTCTTGCGTCAGTTAAAAGCGCACCAAATTCTTCAATAGTTTTATTGCTACCTTTTCGCTTTTCATCGTCAGTCATTAGGATGTCTTGCAACATCAAAGCGATGTCTTGTAACACCTGTAGAGACTGATTTTCGGGACGTGCTTTATTCATTTCTTCCAGTTTAGCTCGAAGTTCAGGAGAGATTTTACTGTAATCAGGTTTTTGCATTTTTGTTGTTAGACGAAGCGTCCTGCCTTCATCATTTCTTCCCAGTCTAATAATACCTCAATATCGTCAATTTTCAATAAGAATATTCGTTCTCTTTCTGCTTCCTTAGATAAGTCCCATCTCATTTCTACTTGATGTCTGAGCGAGTAGTCTTTTAATACAGCTCTTGGAGTTAGGCGCTGTTTTAAAGCTCCGTCTGTTTCTTGGAGTGAGTCTCTACTTTTGTGGACTCTCATCGGGTTCCTCTGCTATTAGTACGTTCATAGTCATTCCGACGCCTGCTACCGATACGGCATTCTGAATTGCCTCTCTAGTGACAAATGCAGGGTCTATAATGCCTTGTTTGAATAGGTCTACTAGTTTGCCCGTTTTAGCATCAATACCGTCTCCTACGGCCTGTATTTGGCTCTCAAGCTCTTGTGAGTAACCAGCGTTCTCCATTAGCACTCGAAACGGTTGCTCCATAGCATGACTAAGCAGTACGTCTCCTGGTGTTTTTCTTACTATTTGGCGGGACAGCCAGAGTAGTGCAGTCTCACCGCCTGGTACAATTCCTTCTTTAACAGCTGCTTTTGTAGCTTTGACGGCATCTTCTACTCGATACTTGCGTTCTTCTATCTCGACTTGGGTAGAGCCACCCACGGTTATGATAGCTACCTTGCCCTGTAATCCTGCTATGCGCTGTTCTAAATGTGGCATATCTTTCATTGGGCAAGTCTTCATTTGGTCTTTGAGGTCTTTAACTCTTTGCTCCACATCACCCTTGCCACCAATTATTGTGGTCTTTTTAGCAGTCACTATTATTTTCTCAGCACGCCCTAGTTCTTCAACAGTAACCTCGGTGACTTCTTCGCCGTTATCCGTGTCTATAATTTTGCCGCCAGTTAGTGACGACATGTCCTCTAGGAACTTTTTGCGACCATCTCCACCACCAGGAGCATGTACTATGACTGAGTTAATAACACCTTTTTGTTTATTGAGCACAATCGCTGCCAGAGCTTCGGACTCTACAGCGTCAGCTATGATTAGTAGTTCTCGATGCCCACTCTCAGCTACCTTTTGCAGTATTGGAAAGATATCTCTTTCAAACCCAACTCGTCTGTTAATAAGCAAGATGTAGGGATTGTTGAGCACTGCTTCTTGGCGGGAGTGGTCAGTTATAAAGTATTGGCTGGAGTAGCCAGAATCAAAGGTGTAGCCGTTGACTATCTCGCTATCAATAGTCATGCCCTTTCCTTCTTCTATGGTAATTTCGGCGTCACGACCAACTTTCTCAACAATCTCAGCAATCACTCTACCAATCTCAGGGTCACCAGCAGAAATAGTGGCAACGGCTTCTATGTCCTCATTAGTCTCTAGCGGCTTTCTCATCTCTGCAAGATTTTCTATTGCAACTAACGCAGCCTTCTCTAAGCTTCGGCGAAGCTCCATCGGGTTTGAACCCTTCTCAATCATCTGGCAGGCAGACTCTAATAGGTGATAGGCGAGTACCGTTACAGTAGTTGTGCCGTCACCAGCAATCTCGTCCATTCTAATAGAAGTCTCTTTTAGAAGTTCAAGCCCATCAGCCTCACCAAGATTATCTTCTGTTGGTTTTATCTCTAGTGATTTGGCGACAGTCACACCGTCATGGGTTATCTGTGGTGCGTAAGGTAGATTGCCGAGTACGGCGTTGCCTGAGTTCGGCCCCATCGTAGCAGATACAGCTCGGTACAAGAGCAGTGCTCCTTTTAGTAGCCTTTTACGTGCGTCATTGTCAAAGTATGCTTTTTTGCCCTTCATAGTATGCGAATAATGTCCCTCTCCCGACAGATACGTTCTTTTTCTTCTAAGCCGTCAATAGCACCAAATCTAAGAAAGTGAACTCTGTCACCCTCTTTTACGTGTTTTACTTCTGGCCCAATACTTAGAACAATCCCTGTGGGTGGCAAGGTTTTCCATTGTTCAGCTTGATACAATTCACCCTTCTTCTTCTCGTAATCATCTACTTGGATAATCACGTAGTCGTGTAGTGTCATGTTAATTCTCCTAGTGTTTAATTGTAAATAAAAAAGAGCCTCATTACAAGGCTCTAATTTATAAGCGGTCAGTCAGCTTATGCGGGCTTGCGAGTAGAACACATACCACATACTAGTTCTTTGCCATCATTGGCAGGAAGCCAGTCACAGTCATGCTCAATACTCAACCAGGGATTAACCGTACTTGGGTCAATCTTTGGCTTCATAACTTTAGAAATTACTTTCTTTAGTTTAGACATTTGCGTTTTGACCTTTACCTGTACCAGCTAGAGCTGTAGCGTCTACTGCATTCTGGTCAGAGACACCTGAAGCTAGAGTAGTTGCACCCCATGCCCAGTTCGTCATCGTCTTAGTTGAAGCAATATCTTCACCAACAGCAAAATCTCTAGCAGTTACTACTTGAGTAGTGTTGTCGTTAGCTTCTGCGGTTACTTGTGGGTGAGCCTTAGTTCCAAATGAATACTCTGTACCTTCTGTTGCAGAGTTGTTGATAGCCAATTTTAGGCTGTCTAGCTCAGTTGCAGCAACACCAGTAGTTAGTATTTCGTTAGGAATTGTAGCAACTCCACCAGTCATAGTAGCAGCGCCCCATGAAGCAGCAGCACAAGTTTCGCTAGTCATAAATCTATTAGCGTATGTGCCGAAGTCTCTTGCTTGGACGATTTGTGAATCGTTAGCGTTAGTTGTAGCTGTTACAAGTGGGTGGAATAGTGTTCCAGTACCATAATTAGTACCTTCGCCTTCTCCAGCGCCTTCTGTGTCGCCCTGGTTGATAGCTTGTTTTAAGTTATCAAGGCTAGCAGCAGCAGAACCACCAATATCAATATCGTAAGGGCTTACAGGTGTTGCACGGAAGGTATAAGTTTGTCCTTCAACACTAACTGTTTCGCCTTCTGAGAAGTTACCAGTGGTCGTAATTGTACCTGTAGCCTTTGCTCCAGTAAGAGCAGCTCTCCAGGTGTATGTGACACTACCGATTGTAATTGTTTCGGCGGCGACAGCAATGCCAGAGGCGGTAATTGTTCCAGTAGCTAAAGTACCAGCCATTGTAGACTGGTTAGCGATAAGATACTTTAAGTGGTTTTCTAGTTTAGAGTCATTAGCGATTGTCGTTGGGTCAAAACCCACGCTGTTCGCCAACATGACTAATTCATTTCTTTGCATTATATGTTCCTTATTTTATTCCCTGATTGGGCGATACTCACGCATTGGCTTTCTCTCAGGATTAGTTTGGCGGACAGTTTGAATAGATGTCCAGCTATTGAATAGGTTTAGCCTATTTCGTTGACTTCTTCCCAAGTTATTGACCATACGCCTGTTACAGCTGTAGTAATAGAGCTTAGAGACAATGCACATCCTGGGGCGATACATAGTTCGCCATTGATGTTGTCAAGGACCTGTGCAGGAGTGATAGAGCTTGCAGCTACAGGTGACTGTAGAGCACGAACTACTACTGGAGCAGCAGGAAGTGTTACTGCGCTTGCAGCAAGACCAGCACCAGTACCAGCGAGACCGAGGTTAGCTCGGCGAACTGTTAGTGGAGTAGTTTGAGTTACAGCAGCAGCAACAGGGTTTACGTTAGCAGCCAATACTAGCGCAGAAGCACCAGCAGGAGCAGCACTAACAGCACCAGCTACAGTCAAGACTACAAGAGTCTTGCCAGAGCCAGCAGGGTTAGTTAGCGTAATTCCAGTCTGAGTTGTTGAAAGGCCAGTAGAAGTCGCTTGTCCAGCTTGTGTGCTGGCAACGTAGATTTCTCTTGCGCCGTTTCCAACGTATGTTTCATATTGTGACATAGTTTGAGTTCCTTTAAGTTTTTTATTTTATGAATTAAGCAGCAGTAGTACGAGTAACTTCGATGTAGCTTGCAGGTCGGTCTACGTTTACACCGTAAATGGTGTGAACAACAACGTCCAAAGCTAGGCTTCGAGCAACTTTTTCAGTTTCAGTAGTTGGCTTCAACTGTTCTGCAAGGCTCAATGCGTCCTTGTGGAAGAACTGGTTTCGTCCAGTTGTAGAAACAGGTACGTTCTGAGAGTGGTATATGTCCATGTCGTAAACGCTAGATACTAGTCCACCTGAACCGTCAACAGCTTTACCTGTTTTGCCAGTTTGGTCGTAAGCAACATATTTGTTTACGTTTAGAAGGTCGCCCTTAGTTCCAGAACCGATAACACCACGGCGCATGTCCATTGGAGTGTTAGCAGCATCAAATGCAGCAACAACAGCAATCATGTCAGCGTCGTCGATAGCAGCACCACCAGATACAGTTGTACCTACAGATGCGAATTGACCTAGTACGTCTGTGTCGATTTGGCGAGCCAAAGCTTCAGTCTGAGCACCACGGAAAGCCTCTTGTAGGTTCCATGAGCTTTGTACTTCAGCGATTTTCTCAATACGAACAGCAGAGTAGTAGTGCTTGTCGATGTTATAGCTGATAGGAGTACCGAAAGGTACGTCAAATGTTACGTCTGTAGAAGCAGATTTTGCTCGTGCGTCTACAGTGTCAAGAAACGGCTTGCGAACTAGGTCGCCACCAGCAGCAACTAGACCGTCATCACGGTTTACCAATTTAGCTGATTGTAGTTTCTTATAAAAAGGCTTGTGAATCTCTTTATCCCAGATTTCTTTGATGACCTGTGCGGTCTGTGAAAGGGCACGGGTTGAGTTAGAGTTTAATGTACTCATTGTTTGTTTTCCTTAAAATTTAATTATCGTTTTGTAATGCCCATTTGTTTCAGGTAGGAATCCCTATTCTTCTCCCAGTCAGCATCACTTATATTGGCGATGTCGTCTGCTGAAGAAATCTTTGTTGCTTTACTTGCTCCCCCAGTTGGGCGTAAGCCTGTTTGGGCGGCTTGTTTAGCAACATTTTGTTGAGTCCTAATATTGAGGTTTGAGGCTAGTCGCTCGGCTCTTTCTATCTGTGCCTCTACGAACTCGGCATAACTAATGGTCGGGTTTGCAACTCGTCCACGTTCTTGGTCATACCCTGAGTAAAGTAGATACTCTTTGTCGATAGCTCTAGCGTCAGACGGGTCAAGTTTATCTAGCTTGTCTTTTACAAGGGCTAAGTCAGTTTTGATGTCTCGCTTCCAGAGTTCAGTCGTTATGCGCTCGTTAGTCTGTTCTTGCAAACTAGTGGCGTACTGTTCTCTATCTTTAGACAACTGATTGATAACTTCTTCGTCAGCTTCTATAGTCTCTTTATAATCAAGCGGTTTGTAGGTCGAAGCCTGAGCTTTTCCCTGCGTTACCCTGTCAAGAATTGAATCCAGTTTACTTTTAGTTAGCTGTTCGACACGCTTTTGTTGGCGAGGCGACAATTCTTCGGTAGTTTCTTCTTCTGTATCCTGAGTCTTCCCTTCGGCTTCCTCTGTCGTTTCAACGGTTTCTTCTACTTCTTGATTCTCATTATTAAGGTTCTCATCACTGGTGGACTCCTCAACGCCTTCGTCTTGGTTTTCCAGTTCTGCTGCATCATCATTCGTTTGTGATACTGCTTCTTCGTCCATATTGTTAATTCTCCTATTGTTTTATTTTACTGACCTCGTTATACGGCTCGGTCGGCTCCGTTGTTTGAATAATACTACTAAAGTTTAATTCGTTCAAGTATCGGCATCCCTTTGTCATCTGTTCCTACTAGATAGTGCGTAGTAGGGATTCGGCTGCCGTAGTTTAGGCCATCAGCTTCTCTGTATATATGATTGCCTCGTTGCTTCCACGGGCCATTCGGTTTAATCAGCTCTGGTTTTTCGTGTAAATCTACAGTCGGAGCGTCTACTCCTAGTTCTTCATAATTAAGGGGTTTGGGTTCGTACACTTTGAGCTACCTCCTCGTAGGTACTTATAATAGCGTCTATTTCTTGGATTATGGTATTGGCGGCGACCCAGCGAGCAGCGACTTCTTCCATTGGTATCTCAGTGATTGGGGTGCCGTTTGGCAGACATAGTTGGTAGAACTTCTTACGTGCTTCAAGGTGTTCTTTAAGCAACTTCCATTCTGGTTTCTCCGTAAAAGCAGCCATTTGTCTTTCTCTTGATTTAGACTCTGGGTCTACTTGACTTACAGGTAGGTCGATTGAACTGCCTTCTGGTATACCGTACTTCATTTAACTCTCCTTAAATTACATTGAATCTAATTCTTGGGCGATTGAGCCTAAGTCTGGGTCTTGGAACGTCATGCCTCTAACTGAAGTTGCTGCTGGAGCAATAGCTGATTGTTGAGCCATCATTTTTTCTTCTTGCATCTTAGCTTGTTCTTCGGCTTGCATTTGTGCTTGCTGCTGCATTAAGGCTTCTCGTTCAGCTATCTCTTGCTCGTTAAGTGGGCGGACATATTGGTTAGCGTTCGGCAGGTCAGATAACGACTGGTAATCAGTAAGCATTTCGTCCCAACCTATTACTAGATTTGGATTCTCTTTAAGTTCGTTCTGGAACTTTCCGACCACACCCATAAGCCTCTCAAGCGATGCGAGTTGTTTCTCTTTGTCCATTTCCTTAGTAGAGCCGTGAGTAATGTTGAATCGGTAAGCAGCGTCTTTTAGACCATCTGGCTTAATCATTAGAGTACCAGCTTCACCAGATTCACTAGGCTGTACCATTTCAAGTATGTCTTCGTAGCCCATCTTCTGTATTTCTTCAATATCTTTGGCGAATAGTGTTACAGGTATGTCTTCGGTTCCGATATTGCCTACAAGTGAGAAGAACCCATCTGTAAGTTGTTCAATAGCCTGTTCCATGTAGGTGCGTTCTTGGCCGTCACGAGTAGCCTCTTTGTCGCCATACATGTTTATAGCAGCAGGAGTTTTACCCTGAGATGGATTCAATGCCTCAGCGCCAGGGATAGAAGCATTCTGTGTCCCGTAAAGAGAAAGCAAAGAACCCGTCAACTGTGATTGGGCGGCCTGGTAAGTCGAAAGACCAGCCGTAGAAGTTTCAAGACGTCGGATTGAGTTTGGAATTGTCTCCATCATTACCTGAGCAGGGTTGGTAGCGTCGATTGTGTGCTTGATTACACCGTTGGCGTTGATAACCATAGGAGGTGAAAGGTTCATTTTAATACCGTGGAAGTAGAAGTTGGTTAGACCGTCTCTAGCAAACTGTAGTGGTTTGGCTCGTTGGAAGTCACCCATGCCGTAGAATGAATCGTAAAGAGGCATAGAGTATTTAATGACGAAAGGTATCTTGCCGTTCTTGTGAGGGTTAGCAAGTCGCCTAACTTCTAAGCATCCGTGGTCAGGAGCGAATGTTACCCACTCGCCATCTTCGCCAGCTTCATATCTAGTAGCTAAACAGATACCCTTCTTAGAATCTCCGAGGGTACGAATACGGCTAACTTCTGTATCGCGCTTAGGGTCAACTGAGCCTTTTTCATCACCAGCTTCAACAAGCTCCTTGAGTGTTTGGAGAGAAGCTTTGTCCCAGCCAGCGGCTTCATCTTCCTCTAAGTATTCATCAATCTGTTTCTCATCTACCCAGGATAGTGCAGTTACATAGCCCATGTCTGCGAGTGATGTACGTCCCATCTGGGGGATAAGATTGCGTGGGTTCCACAACCAACAGTCTGGCCCAATGTATGAGCCATCTGGGGATACATTCCAGTCATAATACATAGGCATATACCCGTAGACAGAAGAATAGAGTTGCCACATTCTCAACTTAATAAAGAACGGGTGTTGAGAGTTTGCATTAGGGTATATCCATTTTTGGCGCAGAATCTCCATGAAGGCAGCTTTGCCAGTATCTCGTTTTGCGATAGCCTCTACTTGTCCATCAGGCAACTTGCCCATAACTCTAGCAGCTCGTTCTATTGCAAGGGTAGCGGCATAGCTGTCGGTGATAGAAGACTTCTTAACAGACTTAGAAACAGAGTCCCACACCTCACCAATAAGCATAGCCTCGTAAGCATCAAACTCAGTGATGTAATTGTCATGTGCTTCAAGGTCATCAGCGAACTGACTCTTTAGCTCGTAGATTGTTTCGCCTTTGTTTTCAGTAATAGACTCTTTTTCTTCGTACTCTTTTTTGTCTTTCACGGTTTTTCCTTTTTAGTATTGGGTTTTTTTGGTGTCGTGGATACTAATGATGGAGATTTGTCCATCTTTATATTGTAATTCTATATGAGCCTGACCAGAATATCCAGTGTTTTTCAAGTTTTCAAGTATAGCATGGACGTCGTGTAGTGCAGCATCGGTGTCAGTATATCTTAGAGTTTCTTGCCCCAGTGTCTCGACAGCCACTACTTTACGGTTTACCTTGTGGACTATAAGGTTTATCTGTCCGTAGGGGATAGCGTCGATGTAGCCTTGTATATCAGAGTGAGCTTTGCTAATCATAATTTTATAATACCACTTTTCTACATTAACCCGTAATCGTTGAATGTAATCTTGGGTTCGGGCATCTTTGAATCTTTCTCTACACCGTGTTTTAAATGCAGCACAACATACCTATATGCGTCAAGTCCGTGGTCATTCTCTTTCATTGGGAGGTCGCTTGGATTGCGGTTTGGTCTGTCCTCTGGATATTTGTAGGATTCCATCTCAATTATAAAGTTGCGACAGTTAGAAGTGACAAACATAGAGGGTTTTGGCAGCCCTACTAGCTGGGTACGGGGTTTGAGGAGGTTTCTCACTAGGTCGATACCGTCAATAATACTTCCTGCTCCCTTAGAAGCTGGCACCATTGGGAACTCTTTGCTCATAACTTCAAGTGCATCACGGTTAGCAGAGTCTCCAACCATCAAAACTAGACGTTTATCGCCTATCTTTTGACGTATTCTAGGGATTATGTCGTTCAATACCTCTTGTCTAGCATAAATCTCATCAAATATATAATAGTTCTGGTCTTTGTCAATACCTATAAGGATAAATGCGGTGGTGTGGTAGCCGAAGTCGATTCCTCCGTAGATAGTGAGGTCATCTGGTACGTCTTTTGGCGGGATTACGTGTATCTTGCGGTCAAAGATTGGATAAACAGCGCCCTGTACGCTCTTAAACTCAAGCTCGTATTCCTGCAAGAAGGCGGGGAGTGTGCCTTTTCTCTCGGCATCACGCCTTGCTAGGTCGATTGCTTCAGCTCTCACATAGGGAGAGTCTCGCCAGGTAGCCTCTAAGTAGAACCAGTCGGGGTTATCTCTAGCGTCCATCACCATATCGTAGAAATGGTTGTAGCCTCTTGGCGTACCGAGGAATATCGCCCAACCACCCGTGGTCGTGAACATCGGTTCGTAAACAGTAGCGAAGTTCTCAGCTTTTTGGTCGCCATACTCGTCAAAGATGATACCTTCTACTTTTAGCCCACGATGAGAGTCGGCTTGGTCGGAACCTAAAAGTTGAATTGAACTACGGGGTAGGCTTTCGTCGTGGTTCATCTCTATCACCTCACCCCACGGCATCTTGATTGGGCCTTGAATGTAGTGGAACTCGATGATGAGTTCTTGTTCGTTCTTCTTATATATGAGTTCTTTGGGGATTAGGGGGACGTATTGGCGCCAAATAACCTGATGAGCATGTTTATAAGTATCAAAAACTACTAGGTAGTTACCTTGTTTAGCAACGGCACTAATCCAGGCGTGTTGAGTGGCGAAGTACGACTTACCCGACTGACGACCAAAAAGAAGCACAGCTCGCTTAAAGCCATCTCTTAAAATAGCTGCGTGAGCCTGTGCTTGCTTTGGGGAGGCCTTGTACATCTACGCCGCTTCTGAGTAGGACTCTACCTCTACGACAGAGCTACCTATAACCATTTGTTCTTTGCGGTTAGTCTTCACTGCTTTGGGGCGGTTAAAGACCTCAAGTAACCAGCTCTTGTAGCGTAGTTTACGCATTTGTTCTAGGAAGTCTTTGGAGTTGGCATTGGTGACTGGTAGTCCAAGTTGCTGGGCTTCTTTCATCGAAGCAGCTGGGTCTTCGAAGAAAAATGCTTTCTTAACTAGGTAGCTTTTGAATTGAGGTTTGCCCTGTTCATCAAGCACGGGTTTGCCGACATTATCAGTTATAACTGTAGGTTCGCCGTCATCTTCAAATAATCGCTTGTACAGTCGTAGCTCAAATCGTGGCTCAGAGAAGCTGGTGCCGTACTTGGTCTCGTACTGGGTTTGTTCGACGTCCCAGTTAAGGTAGTAGTTCTGTTTAAAAGCAAAACGCTCTAGTTCTCGTAGGTCGTAGAGGTCTTGGCGGGGGTCAGAGTAGTCTCTAGGGTCAACAGAGAATTTCTGCATGATACCAATAGCTCGGCCCAACTGATTAAGTTGTGGCTCGTTTTTGGTGTCAAAGGTCTCAGTCTTGGAAGTCTCTAGTTTATTTAGGCGCTCCATCAAAGCCTGGAACTGGTCTTGGGTTAGTTCAACCTTGTTCTCTTGTTGTGCTGGCTGTTGGGGCTGAGGAGACTCAGCTACGGTCTTAGATTTATTTCGCAGTCGCTCATCATTAGCTAGTTGAGCTGGGGTGCGTACTCTTTTTGTCATTAGATTCCCTCTTAGTTATATTAGTTATTTTTTTAAGAGTGTGTGTTTGTCTATAAAATACCACTAATGTTTTGTTTTGGCAATCGCTTGCTTATACGCCCGCCCTTACGTCCAGCAATACGAGCGAGTTCACGATTAGCTGCAAAGCCACCAGTCGTCCCCTTCTTGCCGCCAATAGCACCTATCCTCTTATAAAAATCCTCACCGTGCTTAGCTTTGTTTGTTCGGGCTGTTTTAATTCCGCCCTCTCTTGTTGCTGACATCTCTAGTTTCCTTTCTTACAGTTTAATTTTCCACAATCCATTCTAAGCCCCAAATGCCCCTTGCATACCTCAGTATCTAATTCCGCCGCAGTCACAACGCCAGGTATGGAGGGAACCTTCGGCCGTCTGACAGAAGCGGGGAGTATCTTAGGCGGCTTAAGACCCATAGAACTGGTGCCCATTAGATATAAGTTTTCGTCCAGTCGTTCATTCA